CCCTTACTATAGTCATAGACGCCATTTGCATCTTCCATTATAGATTCCCCGTTCTGTGTCCTCGTTCATGCATTACTGCCTCTTCAAGAGGCACATCAGTATTGCAGTTTTCGCAGTATAGGCTTTCAACGCCATTTATCTGCTTAATAGGGTTTTGTGCTTTAACCTCTTTAAGTGCAGAGCCGGTAACTCCACGACTTAACTTATCGCGCAATGCGTGGATAGCGTCTTTAGGGTAAAAGAGATCATGATGTCCCCCAATACCTTTTTCTCTACGCTCTACAGGAATCTTATTAATGCGAGTAAGCTTATGCACAGTGTCAGGGTGTATACCAAGCATGTCTGCAACGTCTCTATGACTATAGTAGCCCTCATTAACACGTTGTTCTGAAAGGGTAGGGCGCTTGCCAGATTTAGGGCGACCGCCGTGATTCTTTTTGCAATCTGCTCCACATGTAGCCAGGTGTCCTGGGCGTTTAGACTGGTCCATAACGTTTCCTAAACTTACTCTCTATCATACCCATTTTAAGGTGAGTTGATAAACCCATTTTTGCTTCCATGCCGCGAGATATTGCTTCGTTACACCAAGCACAAGTGTCACCATGTCCAAAATCTTTATGGGATGCGGCGCCAGTCTTAACATACTCATCAAGATGTTCTTGATCCCATTCAGGATTATCTGGTAGAAAGTTATGATCTTCTTGCATAGTTATTTCCACTTAGGGGATAGGTGAGTGAAGTTCTGAGCTGTGCGAGGATTAAACTCTGCAGGTACGTTTGCTGATACATCGGCTTTACCATCATTAACAAGGTGTGGTGCAGGAGCCAACGCCATCTTAGGAGCGTTTCTCTTACCCATGTAGACCACTGCCCCGGCAACCTCCTGGACCTTATAGTTTTTAGATTTGACTCCGCGATCTGGCTCAAGATTCTGAGGCCACAAATACTGAGCGGGATCAATACGTTCTCCACGGTGAACACCACGTTGATAGGCACGTTGATTCTGACGATTCTTAAGAGAGTCAAGAACAGTGTCGCCAATAGAATAAGGCTTACCCTTATCATCACGACGAGTACGAATTGTTCCTAGGTAACCATCTGGATATTCCGCTTGAGGTGCGCGACCAATACCCATACGCAAAAAGTCCATAGAGCTACGTGGGGCTACAGGAGTACCGCCACCACCCGTAGTGGTGTACGCTCCTACATAACCGCTAGCACCGAGGTACTGCCAGTTTTGATGCGACTGAGGCATGTCTACTCCCTTGAACGTCCCCAGTATACCCTGAAAAGCAAAAAGCCGGGGTGTATTCCCCGGCTAATTACTTTAATCAGGCTACTTAGCTGCCTCTACAGCAGCTTTAGCTACAGCCTTCTGAGCGTCTGCTACTGCAGCGGTTGCTACAGAAGTGAGAGCTGCAGTTGTTACTGCGTCAAGGTGCTCCTTCTTTGAAAGATCTGCTACAACACCTTTGGTATTAAAACGAGCCAGGATTGGACCGACTACACCGATAACAGCAGCCCAGAGAACATGCTTGAGGTGGTGGTTTCCTGTCTGATAAATTGCTACAGCTGATGCGGCTGTTGCATAAAGATAGTGCTCGACAAGTGCTTTTTCCGATTGTGGTAGGTGCATTTTATATTCCTTATTCTGTAGGTGTTACATTGTTTACGTATGGTGTAACAATGTGGGATTCAGCCTGAACGTTTGGCTGGGAAGAGGAGAAGCTAGGCTGAGCAGTACCGGCTAGTCCAGCCGATATAGCAAGGCCTATATGCCTCAAGTCCGGTGAAAAGCCAGATGCTGCCCACGCACTAAACGCGGCAGAGCTTCCAATACCCACTGACACAGGACTTTTAAGATTAAGTTTAATCATCTTTATACCCCTCTATTAAATAGTCTACCACAGAAACAGCTCATAGGCTACTTGCTGTCTTCTACGCCCATATGATCCATAATCAGGTTGATATGCCTGCGCATTTCCTCAATATGATTATGGGTTGCCTGATCTAGCTTTAGATCCTTACTAATAATGCGCCTATCTTCCTCACCTGAACGGTTAGTAGCGTTCAAGATCAACCCGGATAAAAGAATAGACTCCAAAGAAACTATGAGAGTTAAGAGTCCGTACGGGAACGGCTCTATGGCAAAGACTACCCAGCTTCCCCACCAAAGCAGGTGAAAGATAAAGAACCAAGGGGATCCAAAGGATACTGCGGCCCAGTCAGATAGTTTTTGAAACAGCTTCATCAGTATCCTGCCTTTGCTGCCATAGATAGGTATGTGTTAGGACCCACAATTCCAGCTTTCTTCTCAGCAGCTAGGCCTGGATATTTAGCTTGATAAACCGGAATCAAAGCTATTTCTTCAGGTGTAAGAACGTTAGAAACTAAGTTCATTGGAAGTAAACCTGCGTTAGCAAGAGCCCTAGCTACGATCAGCTCAGCTGTTCCTTTAGCGCCGGCCTTAAAGGCTTTAGATCCAGGGAATGGCGGAGCAACTATGACAGTAGTTTTAGTTGTAGGTGTGGTGCTTGTAGAATTGTGTACTCCGGCAACACCGGCCCCACCAAGAGCTGTTACACCAGCGACACCTGTAGCTAAAGCTTTATTGTTAACAGCTTTACTAGAGGCTGGCTTAACTGCACCAGGATACTCAGGGCGAACGATAGCCAAGACATAAAGGTAGGGACGATGAACCCTAAATACGCCATCACCATTAGCAGGATTACCAGTTGATTTGTCTGGTCCGGTATTAAATCCAATACAAGTAATGCCGTCACGAGATGCAGCCTCAATAATCTCTACGTGGTCTGCAACACCATTACCGGACCAGGAATAAAATACTAGATCTCCTGGCTGCCCTTCATACTTTCCTACAACACGGCCCTTTTTTTGAAACCATGTCAAGCCTGCAGGGCAGTATGCAAAACCCTTTTCAGTCTGGGCAGCAACAAGAGCTGAGAGACCAGCTTGGGCAAATACCCAACTAACTCCCATGGCGCAGTAACTTTCATTTGGAATGCCGTACCACTTGCCGTATGGATTATCATTGTTAGGGCCCTCAATAAACCCAATTTGGGTCTGTGCAATGTTTACAATATCTAAACCGCTACTCATGTGTCACCTCCGCTGCAGGATCTGTACCTGTCTTGCGATATCTAAATGTTTCCCACAATGGGGCTGGGATCTCATGTATGCCAAAGCGTGTACGGTGATGGGCCTCACAGAGAACCTCTAGATTTCCTGGGGACTCAATCCACTCCTGGAAGTCTTCATCATTTTCAAAATGTAGTCCGAATGCTTTTTCAACTTTAGCAGGATCCATATTGTTGATCTGGCTAAATTCTATGTGGCTGTGATGTAGCTCAGGTCCTCCAGAGCATAGGTCATCATCAATTATGCACTTCCATAGGCCTTGCTTTTTAATCCTAGCCTTAGCCTGATTGAACAAGTGGTAGTGCGGATCTGTCTCACGAGGCTCATGGGCAGGGATAGAGACAGCAAGGTGAAGATTCATTGCTTGCTTATGTGCGTCTGTCACTGGTAGATTAACCTCTCTGCTAGATCACCTGGTGTCACAAGGGCATCGGGCTTTTTACTTAGTGAATAGTTTGCATGCTCATATGCTTCAGATACAAGCTCTGAGCAGATAAAACCTTGTCTCCTAGCTAGGGATATCCATAGCTTAGTTGGAGGTAGTTTTAGGCCAAAAGCACGTAGGAAGATTACAAAGATATCTAAATAGCCGTATGGCTTACCAATTTGATCTACAGCGTAATCTACGATGATCTTGCGTTGTTCATCAGTAAGGCTGTACTCATGTTGATTCCAGGCTATTACAGGGTACTCGTCTACTTTGCCAAAAGTAACCCCAGTAGGTCTAGCCTCAACAAGTGCTCCATCGCCAATGTAGATTACGGCGTGATTCCACCTACTTGTTGTGGTTAATCTGATGAGCCTGCCAATAAAGCCGTTGGTTTTAACTACACCATAGTCTCCTGGACGCGGTGTATAAACCATTATTGCTCCTCTACGTCGTCTACGTGTTGTTCGAAGCGACCCTCTAGCTTAGCTACTTTTAAAGCAATCTTTTCCTGATGAGACCTAAGCTCTTTAAGAAGAGGGATGATCTCCAGGTTAATCTTATCGTTAAGAGAAGACCCATGGTTTGGCTTCAATTCTGAAAGATAGTGCTTAACTACCCAGCGCAAAATAACGCCTACGGCTGCGATAATAGCAATCGCTGCAGAGATACCTTGCAAAATATTAATAGTGTTTTGGCTCACATCTCTCCAATAAAATAGGTCGGCGTATGCACATATTATGCATTACACCGACCTATTCGTACTGCTAAACGCAGTTACTTAAGCGTACTTACAATCTCCTGACCGCGGTACATAGTCTTACCTTTATGTATATGAACTTGGTCGAAGTGGAAGCTGTCATCGTCCCCATCTTTAAAGAAGATAACACTTACTCCTTGTTGCCAATTTTCAAAATACTGTAGAGCTTGGCCTTTGACATCAACACCGCCCTTAACGGAAGGGACTGCACCGTCAACCCTGCAGAGGCATCCCGGGCTAAAAGAGACACTTTTAATGGCCTGGTCACGATCAAATACAGTCTTGGATTGCTGTTCCATGCGATGAGTATGACCAAATAACGTAGAGATATTTGGATTCGAATTCGCATATTGTGCAGCCGTTGAGCCAGATGCATTAGCACGATCACCGTGAACAGCACGTAGGCGCTTATTAATCCAATGTGCTCCAGCTGGGTAACCATCGATAAACTCCACCCCTAATTCATCACAACGTAGTAGATTCTGTAGGCTTAAAACTGGCCAAGAATCTGGCATGTTGGCTACTTTTAGACCATATGCCGCAGCAGCATTAGTGTTAATAAAGCGATTGAGACGCTTATCGTGATTTCCCTCAAGAAGAATGATGCGGGCATCTGCCCCACCGTTCGCCCTTTGTTCAGCAAGAAAACGATGGCCCCTATTAATAGCGAGCTGAGCAGTATGAGCAAAGTTAGACTCCTGTTCATATGTTCCAAACATAGGGAGATCTAGGAAGTCGCCCAAGTTAATAATTTGGTCTAGTGGATGACCGTGGTCTAGCCCTACAATCTGAAGCGCCACATCCATAGCATCCTCATCATGGAACGGATCTAGAGTTCCGTCCTCGTTCTTACGGTAGCCGATCTGTGGATCGGGCAGGGCGACAGCAACCTTCCAGCCACTGCTGATCAGGGCAGGGGTCGGGGTTGGTTTTGGATTAATGATTACTGGGTCTGCAGCCTGTACAGGTTGCCACTTAGGACCCTCACTCCACTTAGGAGACAGAATGATCTTAGTATCATCTGGGTTAGTTGACAGGCTGACCTTGCTGATCTTACCCACATCATCTGGGGTAAGTCCGTTAGCCTTGAGTAGTTTGTCAATGGAACTTAACGCTCCGTCTGCTTTGGCTGAGTTGTATGCGTCTTCTAGCGACATGAACAGTTTCCGTTTCTGTGCTCTTTGAGCGTTGTTAGTCCGAATGGTGCTCCTGCAGATTTGTAAAGCGTGTGAAGACTTCGAGTAGAGAAGTCATCATCATTTAAGGATTCTTCAAAGGCTTTAGAATCAGCCTCATTAAGATTAGTAGCCCAGGCACCTACCGAACATTTGCCAGCTACATTTGGATTTTCTACTTTTGCTTTTTGATACAAAGAGTCTAAACTCATAGTGCCCCCCCCCTTTACTTAATAGGGGCCTATAAAGACCCCTATTAAATATATTACCACAGATTAGTAAGAAGAATCAATTCCACCTGAGAAGCTACGCTTTGTAGCTGCTGGAATAACCCTAGCGTTTGCTAGTGTTGCTCCTGCTGATGGTTCGTTCTGCTTTACAATTGAAGTCACAATGGTATGTGCTGCACCATTGCGCTCAGCTGCGGACATAGGACGGTTTGGACGTGCTACGCGAGTTCCTGCAGCTGTTGGGTCTCCAGCCTGCACATCATTGCGAGGCTCGAGCTTTGTGTTTGCTGATGCTGCTCCAGAAGCGTTGGTAAATGAAACTCCAGGACCTTCGACTTGACGTCCCTGAGTGTTACCCGCTGCTACTGCAACATCGATATCTGACTTTGCCATGTTGGTACCTAACTGTTAGAGGTGAGATCTCATCTCAAATCTTATATTAATTTGCGGTGATTGTAAAGACAATCGCGCTAATCTGTCCATCCCGTGAATCTACCGTAGTAAATCCTGGACGACAGCTCAGGTTCATACCTCTTGGTGCCACGTAGCCACTTGCGATGGCAATTGCTTTAACCGCCTGGTTTACTGCTGAGGCGCCTACTGCCCGTAGGCGTACTTCAGGCTTTTCATATAGGGCGTGGGCAATAGCTGAGCCCACTGATTGTGCATTAGATCCTGCGCCTACGCGTAGGAACTTTTCTTCTGTTGATTCAGTCACGATTTGTAGTCCTTTAGGTTCGATTTTTAGGTCGCCCACCTGGTCCTACAATACCCTTTAAACGGCCGTCAGTACGTCTATAAGCCCCTAATTCTTTAGTCCCCTACCCAGGAGGTCAACCCAGACTGAAGCAGGCATTGTGGCGTACCACTGGCCCACATCTGTGGTTCCCTTTTTCTTATGGATAACCACTCCAGTCCAGGCCCCGTCGTTCTTCATCTCAGTCTCAAGCTCCTTGACCCACTCAGATAACTTCATGGTTGCATGGTTCTTGATCTCGATGGTTACTCCTGGGATACCTGAGACATCCCCTTTATCAAGGGTAGCCCCAGCTAGCCTACGGTCTGCGTAGGGAAACCATTGCTTGAGCCACGCCACTACAGCACGCTCTGCACCGCTGCCCTTAGCCTTGGCTGGATTGCTCACAGGTACACTCCTCGCAACATTTTTTGTTTGCCATAGGAAGAGTCTGAGGCTCAATGCCTAACTCCTCATCGCTAAACAAAGATAATTGTTCCCACTTACCTTCTGTGCTCATAGAAAAAACCTCTTATTTGTTGGAAGTTTTAGAAGCAACCACTTACGACTACGCCACTGGAAGTAGATGTTTCTATATGAAGTTTTATTTTCAAAGTCTAAAGTAAAGAGTGTTACAAAACCCCTATGGTTAAGAATCTTTTGGATATATTCCGCTAGGTAGTCTTCCTCTTCTTCTGACAGATAATCATCATCTGCCTCGTCCCAATCATCTCCATAACCATCACAGGCATCGCAGATAACTAGATTTCCTTCGTCAACCCAACCTTCTCCGTCGCATTCATAGCAACCTGTCATGTTGTATACCTCCTCTGTCTTGATCGTAATCCGCCATCCGATGTACGGCGGGTAAGTTCACGAGATACCACGTTGGCATCCCTCTCAATGTTTTGAGTTCTAGTTTCAATTAGCTTACGGAAAGCGTACTTAGTATCGTAATCATAGATTAGATCCTGGATAGCCTCCGACGCTTGAATCTGAGCCTTTACTAAGGTTACTCTGTCTCCTTTAGCTCCGGTCCAGTTACTAAGCAACGCTACAGCTTCGGCATTCTTTAGAGCGCTATCGGCCTCACGTTCATTAACCACAGCTATAGCAAAAGCTCCGGCTAGGTGGTCGTTCCACTGAGTGTACTGAACGAATAAGTCCATAAGGGCTTCGTCATCCAGCTCAGTTATATCTCTGGGAAGTGATGGGATCTCGTACTCTGGCTTTGGTGTTAAAGCAAACCCAAGTTCATTGAGAGCCTCTACTACTTTAGTGCTGATGCTCACTTGTTTTCCCCCCTAAATGGAGCGCAACGCTTGCACCCCTTAACAGGATCCTGGTTACATACAGGCTCCCTGTTGTTCTCTACAGCCCAGGCTACATCTCTAGCTTTATCAAAGATCTCAGCTGTGTAGTCTGGATTGTATTTTACTACGAACTCTTTATATTCTTGGTTAGCTTTAAGCTCATAAAGAAATACAATCTCCTCTGGAGCAGTCTCAAGCAAACCCTCTTCCACCATCAGATGGCAAAGGTGTAGGTAAACCTGACCCTGCAACTGGTGGGAGCGAAGAGGGGTGCGGATGTTCTTCCACACCACATCAATATCATTATTGTATTGAGCCATTAGGGCAGGCATCTCCATGCGGATAGTGCCTGTACCAATAGACTTAATCTCAATGAGGCAATCATCTCCTAGGCCTTTGATCCATCCATCGGCATGCCCACGCATCATATACTTGTCGCTACGTAAGGGAACCTCTAGGTACTCATCTTCAATGTCTACATTGTTAGACGACAGGTCCCAACCTTTACCTGTGGGACCGTGCCACATACCGTAAAGTACGCCCATCTCTCTAAACCAGTTCTGCCACTTGGCGTGGATGGTGTGGCCTTCAGCAAAGATAGATGCTAGGCGCAGGGTTGTCTTGTCACGAGTCTCAATGTAGTTTCCCTTGATGGCATGATACTGAGCAAGGGCGCACCACTCTTGCTTGATAATATCTGAGGGATGGATATAAGACTGATCTCGCTCATCAAACGGCTGTGCAAGTACGTGACGCTCTAGGGCACCAAGCAACCTGCTCTCGCGCTTGTTACTATTTAGAAACGCCTTTAGATCCTTGCTCGGAATTGTCGTCGGCTTTCCCGCCATATTTGCCCTCCAGCTCTAGCCACTCATCAAGAGTGACACCTTGTTTACGCATCTTGCGTTCTACCGCATTACGTTCTCGGTGTGATAGTCCACCAAAAATCCCATGAAGCTCCTCGTTTACGAGTGCTTCTTTAAGGCATTCTTTTCTTACCGGACAAGGAGGTCTACCATCCTTGCCCCAACAGATTGCCTTAGCCTTATCCGCTATGGGCTTGTATAGATGTTTGTCTCTGGGTGGGAAGAACATCTCTGTATCTTCTCCCCGACACTTGGCATCATATCTCCAAGTCCATGGCGGGTCATATTTGTTTGGCACTACTCACCTCTTACTGCGTTACGCAGTTCAAAAAAATCCTCCTCCAGTAGTACCACGTAGTTTTCACCATCGAGATGCAGACCCAGTACAGGCATTCTGCTATCCAAAATTGCTTCTTTGGTAATCTTCTCAAGTACTTCTGACTTGATTGTTACCGACTTCTTACCGGTCCACTTGTGCTCGATAAGGAGGTCGTCTGTTCTGACGTCCCCCTTACGAGACCAAAAAGCACCAGATGCGGCGTTGCGCTTGCCGCCTGCTACTTTCTCTAAACGCTTTTCATGCTTTAGAGACTGCTTCTGACCCTCACTCTTCATCAGAACTCATCATCAGTACTGGAGAAGACTTCAAGGTATCCATAACCGCTGCGGTTAGTTCTTCCTTTAAGTCAATCTCTTCACGGATAGAGTCAATGAGAGCCTGAGAGCCTTGCCACTTACGATCATTATAGTACATCCAGCCACCACGACGTTCTACGATGCCGTTGAGGATTGAGAGGGCTACGATCTCTTTTCCAGAGTCGTAATTACCCGCATCAATAGGTCCACCATCGGAGAAGTAGAAGTCGAGGTAGGCTGTCTGCTGTGGAGGGTAGGTCTTGTTTTTAATAGTACGGACGCGAATCGTCTGCCCCACACGACGCTTCTCTTGTCCGGTGCCTACCTCGAGCCATTCGTCACGCTTTACTTCGCAACGGATACTGTAGGCATAGTCTTTGCCAAGACCCCCTGGGGTTGTACGAGGATCGCCATGCATGACGCCGATCTTCATACGGTATTGGTTGATCATCATGCCCAAGACTGGGCGTTCTGACTCAATCAAATCTCTTTTAGTTGCTGAGGCAACCTTACGGAAGAACTTATTGGTGATTAGAGCACCGCGTCCTACCGTGAACTCATCCATTTCTTTCTCGTCTTCCGCTCCAGGAACCAGGGCAGGAAGAGAATCAATAACAACCATATCCACGGACTTACTTTCCATGAACTTAATGACCGCTTCATAGGCGTCCTCCATATTGTTAGTTTCTACAAGGATGACCCGTTCAGTATCCACGCCACAAAGCTCTGCATACTTAGAGTCAAAGTCTTCTGCTGCAATCCATACAGCTGTGAAGTTTGGGTTAATCTTCTGATTAGCTGCGATAGTGCGCAAGGCAATAGCTGTTTTACCATGAGAAGCCTCACCAATAAGCTCTACCCAACGGTTCATAGCCCAGCCTCCGCCAAGCACTACGTCTAAGGTTAAGGAGCCTGAGGTAATACGTGGGTTGAGAACCACATCGCTAGCGGCAACTACGGTGTTAGGACCAAGCTTCTTGTTAAGCAGGGCTACAACCTTGAGTGCGTCTGAATTGATTGTCATTGTCATTAACCGATCCTATCTACGATAATGTTTGGATTAAACCCGCCACTTTGTCCTACTTGCTTAGCTGGAGTAGCTGTAGCTCCTCCGCTTCCACTAGGAAGACCGGCACCGGAACCAGACTGCATTACTGGGTAGCCACAGTCGTAGCATCGCATACGCTGAGTACCTAGAGGGGCAAAGTAATTGCCGGAAGAACAGTTAGGGCAATACTCGGCACGCTTAGCACTCTGAGCTTTGGTTGTTAACTGATCTGCATTAGGATCATAGTTAACCTGAACGTTTGGCTGCTGTGCCGGAGGAGTGTAGATTACCGGTTGAGAAGGTCCTGTTGGAGGAGTGGCTTGACGAGGTGCTGCTGGAGCACCCATCTTCTTAGACCACCAATCGCTATTCGCCATGTGATTCCACCTTTGATTCTATTAACTCGAGATTAAATAATGTTGATATGCAGGAGATGGTTGAAGAGATAGCTACAACCCTGAACAGGCTGGTCATGCCCTCTATATCAAGATCTCCTAGGGAATCTAATTGTTCCCCATCATCTTCTAAAAGATAGGCCGCTGTGCAGATTCGAGAACACATGTCTGCATGCGAATCTATAAAGGGAAGAAGCCTTGCAAATCGTTCTAGACGATTTTGACTTGCAGCAACTTCCATCTCAGCTACCTCATCAGAGATAGGAGGCAATCCCATAGCCTCTGCAATACCCTCTGATGGTTCAAGCATAGAGTCATAGATGGCTTGCCTGATGAGGATAGGCAGAGGTATGTGCTTTACCTCAATCCTTCTTTTCTTCTTACGTCTAAACATTAGTCCTTAGCCTCTCCCCATTTATCTACAATTTTAACATCTGCTAGCATAGGGATAGACAAGGCTTTGATGCCTTCCATAGCCTCACGAATAGCGGCTGCTGTTTCTTCGATGATCTCTTTTGGAGCAACCGTGACTAGTTCATCGTGGATAGTCAGGATCATGGCAGCCTTATCAGGTAGTAAACCTTCTGCCCGTACCATAGCCAACTTGATTAGGTCGGCTGCGGAACCTTGAATAACCGTGTTAAACGCCTGTCGTTCTGCGCTAGCACGCTTACCCATTTCCCTGGAAAGCATGTCGGGTAGATAACGACGTCGGTTCATGTAGGTAAGGGCGTACGGAACAGGACCACGCCTACGGGTCTCAGCTACCACACGCCTCTTATACTGAGAGATAGCAGGAAACTTGCGTCCAAAGCTATCTAGTAAGTCTCTGGCTTCACGTCCAGTGACCCCAATAGAGGTAGCGATCTTCTCAGGACCAATACCGTACATCATACCTAGCACCAAAGTCTTTGCACCACTGCGGGTGATTCCAACTGTGTCGCCAATGGTTGTATAGATATCTACGCCGTCAACATAGTTCTGACATAAAACCCTATCATTACTGAATGATGAGAGGATTCTAGGCTCGATCTGAGAATAGTCAGCCACTACTAGCTGGTGACCCTCTGGAGCTACAAACAGATTACGGATAGCTTTTCCGTTAGCTGTGCGTGGGTTAGGCACATTCTGTAAGTTAGGGTTGCGACTTGAGAAGCGACCGGTATCTGCACCATACTGGATAAAGTCTGTGTGAATCCGGCCCTTGAGTAGCAGAGATTTCTTAGCGACAGTCTTTGCTTTGCCACCAGTAGTGCGTGTAATGTCTCCACCTAAGTATGGGATTACATATGTAGTAAGCAACTTGTTTAAGTCGGAATAGTTGAGAAGGGCGTCAACTAAAGCATCCTTGCCCTGGAATGCTTTTAGCGCAGGCTCAGACACCGAGTAGTCTGATATAACGGGAGCGATACCGTTTTCGCTATTAGTGACGCCCTTCGGGGTAAGAACGCGAGGTCGAAGTCCGCGACCACCGTCCTTCTTCGCAGAGAAGAGTAGTTTTTGTTTCTCAGGAACACTGTTAATGTTAAAAGCCTTGCCAGCTAAACGATAGATGTCAGCCTTAGTGGTTTCTAACTGAGACTCTAGGTCTACCTTAAGAATCTTTAAAGCCTCTACATCAATGTCCGCACCATGCAGTTCCATCTTAGAAATTACATAGAGCACGTCCATCTCTAGGCTAAACACTCCACGCACGTTATCTTCGTCAAGCTTAGGAGAGTACTTATTCCAAAGCTTCCACGTCCACTCTGCGTCAAGTCCGGCGTAGGTAGCAACGTCATCAAAGGTGTGGGCCTCAATCTCAGCACCGACGCCCTTGACCATGTTGTAATCAAACTCGCGCTTCAAGCAGTCATCTAAACCTAGGTGACGGCTATTGCGAGTATCTAGGATAAAAGCAGCGTTAAGAGTACAGGCGTAAGGCTTAGAAGGTAGGCCACCGATATACTTTGAAACGCTTTGGATATCAAACTTAAGATTGTGACCGATCTTCAATAGGTCACTAAAGAACAAAGGCTTTAGAGCCTTAAATACTTCTCCCACCATAAGCTGGTCAGGGGCTTCACCAAAAATCTTAGTAGCCTTGCGCTCATCCTTGCTGTAATCGCTAGGACGTAGGGGTAAACCCTTGATGATACGGTCTTGGGCAGAAGGAAGCAGAGGGTACTCAGTGCGTAGGTATTCACCGTTAGGGTGCCCCATAGGGATAACATCTACGCGACCATTAGTAGCCAAGGCAATCCACACTACTTGGTTCTGTCGTGGGTCTCCACGGTGATCGCCCATAGTTTCAACGTCAAATACAAAAGCATCTTGTAATAGGTAGTACTCAACGAGCTCGGACAGTTGCTCGTCTGTGGTAATAATATTCATCGCTCTCCTGAAAGTAGGTTAGGGAGCCGGTAGAAAGGAGGTAAAACCCGGCTCCCCAACATTAGTGGGACATACTAGTTGCTAGCGGCAATTTCACGTGCTACATCAGAAAGCTCCTGCCTTGACGACATATAAATGGCATCAGAGGTATAAGGCTTAAGAGTCTTGACGTAATCAGCCGTAGCGACTGGATCGATATCCCAATCATCAGCGAGATCGCGCTCCTTTACAGGAACGATTGTGTGAGTAGTCTTGGTACCAGTACCTGACTTACTAACAGCGTAGTAAATGTCTGAGCGGTTAAGCGGCCCAGTCTTAGGATCAGAAGCAAGCTTCTCGATCTGCTTGCAAAGACGAATACCAACAGTCATAAGTTCAAGCTGTGGGCCCTCAGGGTCAGAAAGATTGAGGACAGTAAAAGCAAACTTACGAGATGGAACGCTGCCTACTGCAATTAGTGGATCATCTTCACCGATGCTGATAAAAGACTTCTTACCTGTACGGTTAACCCAATGCTGCATAAATGAGATTGGCTCAGATGAAATGAACTTGATGAGTTGAAGATCCTCATCGAACTTGAAGTCGGTAGCATACTTGCTATTCTTTACAGAAGCTTCCTTGACAGAAGCCCAACCGGTTTGGATAATTGAAGAGTTGTTAGATGAAAAGTCTTCATCCTCTTCAATGAAGAGATCTACATCTTCAGATGTAGTAGTTGGAACTGTGTAAGAGTCTACGTTTGGAACGGAAGACTTTGCACGTAGTGATGATGTGGTCATTAGGATTTTCCTTTGGTCTGTAGGTCGATAGGTCAGTTAACTTCTTGATCGTGAATACGTTTCCAAGTCTCCATAAGTTCTATAGATAAACTTGAGTACTTATTCCAATCAATTCGTGGTGCATCCATAAGTCCGCGGACTTCGAAAGCAGCCACTGTAGCCTCAACAATTGCTCTGGAGTACATTCGCCAACCTGGCTTCTTTACACCATCTACAACTGGCGACTTCAATCTGTAAGGTGCTCGGGGAATATATCCCTTGCGCTCCCAGAGACGGATAGTCACTAGAGGTCTACCTAGTGCATTTGAGAAATCTCCTGCACTAAATAATTCTACCACTTTACCGTTGGGTAAAGTCTTTACCTGAGGTTTTGAATCCCAGGAACCTTCTTCTTTTACTTTAGGTTTCTTAGCCTGAGGATTCAGGGGACGGCGCTTCTTCTTAGAACCAGGGTAGTACTCGTCTAGTTCTGCGATTAAGCGGTCTACTGGATCCTGGTCACTCATGACTTGCTAGGAATGAACGCGTAGGAAACGGATTTAGGGAACATTGAGTCGATCTCCTCTTCTGTGAGAAGGTCTTCATATAGGCAAGCCATAACCTCTGACTCGTCTAGAACAGGTACAAGCTTATAGCAACGGTCTGTCAGACCTTTTTGCTTTAGGATGGCGCGAGCCTTATCCTCATCAAGCTTTTGGGTGACACGGCGTTGGCGCTGTAAGGACTGGAAGCCATCTACTTCTTCTGGAAGTGAATACCAGATATGGCCCTTGTCGTCAGGAGTACCCTCTTTGTCTACAAGGTCAGAAAGCTCTGCCTTAAGTGAGGATTGCTCTTTGGTAAGGTCTTCGATACGACCTCTGAGTTGAACATACTTGCGGACTTTACTAACTACTGGATTGCCCTCTGTAGGCAAATCTCTGTGAATAACTTTTGGCATATTATTTACCCCCCTATTAAATATATTACCACAGATTTCTTACTCCGGCAACACGCCCTTTATGTATTCCTTTAGGGCAGCAATAATGACATCCGTAACTGTACGGCCATCTATCTGAGCCTTGTCTTTGACAGCGGTCCAGAGCTCATCTGATACCCGGACGGTGCGGGTTGGGGTCTTAGGTGCGTTTGGCATAGTGAGATAAGTTTAGACCATACTTTGTTGTAAAAAGGCCTTAAGACTACCTAAGTTTAACTCTATACCTCCAGCATCATCTATGCCTTCTCCGTCCATAATGGCATCAGCTACTGAGTTCTTTTGAAGAAGCATGTCATGTTGACGCTCTTCAATAGACCCCTCCATCAAGAAGTCTTGAATTACGATGGAAGGCCAAGTGCTACTAGCTCTGCGAATGCGACCATTGCGTTGTAGAGCGAGGCCCGCATTCCACGGGAGGTCATAGTTAATGAGTAGATTAGCCTGAGGAAGATCCACCCCGTAGCCACCGGCATCACTAGACACAAGAATACGACAACCTGGATCAGTTTGAAACCAGACCTTAGCAGTCTCTTTAGTCTTTGCATCCATCTCTCCTGTATATCCCGCCGAAGCGTGCTGTAATTGTTTTCTAATCAAGGCAACCATCTGTACGTAGCTAGTAAATATAACTACCTTGTTCTGATCATTCTGGTCTAGGAAGTCATCCACATACTGCTTAAGAGCGGCTAGCTTTGGTGACTTAGACACTTTGTCCAATCTGCCTGCTTCCCTTAGTGCATCTATGTATCCAGAGTTTGAGGTATCAAATAGCTCTGGGCTGTCACACAGCATTCTTAATGCTGTTAGTTTAGACATGATCTTGCCTTTAACAGCGTTGGCAGCTTCGTTCTGTTTATCCCCGGAATAGTGCGAGAATAGGTCAAAGGAGGTGCCATAGCTATCTATCGCGTCCTCTAGGTCAGTTAGGATCTCTCCTGCCACATGGTTATAAAGCTTGACTCCTGCCCTATCAAATGGGACACGGATAGGTTCAGCAAAGATAGTTGTAGGTAGGTAAGGAGCTACGTCTGGATCCTGTTGGCGTTTACGTACGCTGGCCTTAGACATGGTTGTGTTTAGGGTAGGCAGGTTACGGTAACGCTCTACCCCACCAAAGTGGTTGCGAACAATAAAGGTCTTATCAAATAGGTCAAAGCGACCCAGCACTGTAGAGTCTACAAACTGCATGATGCTATAAAGTTCTTCAGGCTTGCCATTCTCAATAGGCGTACCGGTAAGCGCAAACTTAACTGGGCTTCTTAAATCCTTGACGTGCTTAGACCTTTTAGATCTAAATGATTTTATTGCGGTAGCTTCGTCGCAGACGATAAACCCTCTTGCGAGTTTGGATACCCATTCCCAGTCGTTAACAACTTGTTCATAGTTGATAATGACATAGTCAACGAGGGAAGTACCCCAGTCAAGGGCTTCTTGATACTGTTGCTCTCTTTGAGCTTTGGTTCCATCAATGACCAAAGGGTTTGCATCACCACCGGTAAACTTCCTAATCTGTTCGGCCCATTGATACTTCAACGAGGATAGGCAGATTACAATACCAGGTTCCTGGATTTCTTCAAAGTCTTTTAGCTGCTCAATTGCAGCAATAGTAAGAACAGTTTTACCCAGGCCAAGGTCGTAGGCCACAAGCATCTTCTTGCGGTCTACCATGGCCTCTACGGCCTCAACCTGATACGGTAAAAGTGTTCCAGTAAACATTAAAGACGGGCCAACAATCTAGTCTTAACTGAAAACTCTAGGTCTTCAATAGTAGAGTTGTTATGGATATAGGCATCGAACTCCCAGTTATCTAAGTCATGCTCTGATACGTGGGAGTTGACAGCATCTACACCGGCACGCTCTACACGCCAGATTTCTGCCCCAGCTAGTCTAAGTGTGGTAGCTTCATTTTGAAAACGGACATCTGTAATAACGTAGTTGCCTTCATCTGACATGGTTCTAAGAGCTTTGGCTACCCAAATTTCGGTGTCAATAACAGTTCTAGCTCCTACGCCAAGCACTTGAAGCAGCCTACGAACCTCTGGGCTTTTCTTAGCCTCATCCCATCCATCACGGTCTACACGACCACGAAGGTACATAGGTTCACTGGCCACTGTGCTGATAATAGGGTTCAGCTCATAAAGCAAATCCCTAATAGGGTCGGCAAAAGCTACACGTTTAAAGCCACGTTGCTCTACAAGATACTTAGCTACTGTATCTTTACCTGATTGTGCATATCCTGATAGTCCTATAATCATTTTAACCCCTTCTCAATAGTCTGAATGGTGTCGCAGGGATAAGAAACTGCCCATTCCGCCCCAATTGAGCAGCCCGAACAAATAACCTCTCCAACACCAAATAGATGTGGCTTGTGCAATTCCACTACTGCGCGAAGGGCATGATAAAGCGGTGGTGCTTGGTAATAATCTTCATTCCAAGCATCTATTCTTGCCAGCAATTCATCGTGTGTCATAAAAATGCCGCCTCCCCGAACACCGAATGTTTTGAACCCTCTATACAATAGTGTACCAAATCTTCTGGCATGTCACCAAGATCTTTAAACTCTGTATCTTTATAGTTTAAGAACCAGCACTCCATGCCTTCTTTGCGTGTACGTGTAAGAAGATCTAACGACGCTTTCTTACCCGCGACATCGTTATCCATAGCAAGGATCAGTTTATCTGCTGACTTCATCAACTGGATCTGCTCGTTGCTTACAGACGCACCAAAGGTTGAAACGCCTCCTTGAATTCCCAATGATGCTAGACGTACAGCGTCTAAAGGAGACTCAACTACAATCATAGTTCCTCCCTTGAACCGCTCAATGCCAAACAAAGTCTTAGACTTAGCTACACCGGTAGGACGATTACGGAACAACCTTTGAGTCTGACTCTTCTCCTGCCAACCCATAAGACTAAAGCTCTTAGGATTACGGATAGGTGTGATCCAAGAATTTGTTGCTGGATTCCACTTAACGCCGTAAAGGACGCAGCCCTCTTCAGTAAGACCCCTAGCAGACAATGCCCAATCAGGTGGGGTACTTTCGAAAATCGAAAGTCTGGCCTCACTCATGGATACTGGGACTGGGATAGGAACATAAGAGTTCCTAGCCTCTTCCAGCTGCCTAGCTAGATACTCAAAGTTAACCTCGATATTGTTGCGTAGCCAATCCTTGGCAGCATCAAAGTCTGTATTGCCCCACTGGGTTGTGAACTCCTTGATCTCAGCAACCAAGGTAAGCAGAGTTCCTTTATAGCCACAGGAGAAGCAATGGTGAACTCCGGTCTCTGCATTCATGGACCATGATGGGTTGCTATCTTCCTTGCCTGTGCGCTCTAGGTGCATTGGGCATAGACCAAGAAGCTCATCGCCACGTTGGTTAGTCTCAATGCCAAGAGTTAGTAGGACGCCCTCTACTGAGCCTTCACTGTACATTATTTCCTCCTACATTTTCCGCACACCTTTTCAGGAGCACCGTAAACTATAACAGTCTCGCAATCTGTAGCCCAGTTACCGCAATCGCTACAGTATTCTTTTTTGTCCCCACGCTTACTCATCACGTACCCAACCTGGCTTGTCAGGAAGCGTGGGCGCTGTGGCCTTAGAGCCACAGAGCGCACACTCCATATCTAACATATACATAGAGATTTCGTAATCTTCAAACATTGCCTGCACATTCCAAAGCATGGAGCCGCATATGCAGACATGGGTAGGTTCACCCCGAAGATCAATCACTTCTTTTTCCTTCTAAGGATACGGCGACGCTCACGAGGAGTAGTCCCGCCCCATACGCCCTCAGACTCACGATTAGACAGAGCAAAAGATAAACACTTATCTTTCATCCAGCAATCGTTGCAGATGCTTTTAGCCTGAGCAACATCCGCATCCTCATAGGTATCAGGATAAAAGATGTCAGTGCTGTAGGTTACACATAGTTGAGTCCCATCAAATGGACTGGATATTTGAAAAGGCTGCGTACTCTTCAAAACGACCCTCCTCCCAATCCCACAGTAGATCTGTGGATCCCATACCTGAAATACGACTTGCTGCCACTGTTAGAGAACGAGATGAATCATCATCTTCATCCTGACGTTGTAGAACTAGAACAATGTCTGAGTCCTGCAAGAACGATGAGGTGTAGCCGATAGAATCTGCCGTTACCTTTCCGCCACGCATCTTAGAGCGAAGAGTCTGGGTGCTAACCACAACAGGAATGTTGTAGCGCTGTGCCACACGCTTCATAGAACGAGTAAGACTGCGAAGAGAACGCTCTGATTCTGTTTCGCCGGTTTCCTCATCAAACATAAGATACATACCGTCAACGAACAAAATGTCCGGCTCGTACTTCTCTACCTTTGCACAAAGACCTGTGATAGTTCTAGAGGCTACCGTGTCCGGCATCCAGAAATCATCACGAGCAATACCTAGGTGATCGAGATAACGCTTTTCTTCATCGGATTTAAGAGCTCCCATGATTAAACGCTGGTGTGAGATGTGTGAACGCATTGCATCGTAACGAGTCTTCATCTCACGAGCAGTCATTTCAAAAGACTGGAACATGACACGCTGATTCTCATCCTGAGCTTTGATAGCCATCTGCATTGCAAGCACTGACTTACCAGTCTTAGGAGGTGCCGCGATTGTCCACAGCTGTTGCTTCATAACTCCTGAAGTAATCTTGTCAATGGTGTTAAAGCCAGTAGACAAACCAAGCAAGCCGTTAGGACGTGTCTTGATAGACATGTACTCATCGTAACGCTGTATAGGATCGTCGCTGAGGTTCTCGTCGAGAGACTCACGAACTCCGTCGTTCATCAAGACTTGAGCTGCCTGAACCATGGTCTGTAGAGCGGCATTGTGGTCTTGCTGAGCCACAGCCTGCTGAGCATCTAGAAGTGCATCAATAGTCTTCTGACGCTTTCGGTATTCAATGAGCTGGTCTAGAAGGTAGTCGATATTGTCTTCTACCGCATGCAGAGTATAGGTAGGGAAGTTGTCCTTGAAAGTTACGGCAGTAGGAACCTCGCCGTACTTCTCATTGTGCTTGACAATAAACTTCCACACCTGACGGTTGAGGTCGTTAAAGAACCAATCCTCTTGAACGCCGCACTCAATTAAAGGCTTTATATTTCTATCTCGTATAGCCTTGGATAGCAAACGCTCTTCGTTATTTGCCGCCATATGTTGCCCCCTGTTCTAAATACCAATGACCGTATCGTAGCCCACGATCCGGGATATCAATAACGTGCTTTACTTCTGGACGATAGGGCAGTTCAGCTACAAGATCTGCCACTACGTTGTACGCCTTAGCGTAGTTAAATGGGTTGGTGCCAAGATTATCTAAATCCTCTAGCACCCTATCCATGCTGCTCTGAGGCATCTCAAAGCCAACCA